CCACGATCGACGCGCCGGTCGAGTCGGAAAGCTCCAGGTTCATCCGGAGTCGCTTCATCAGAGGCTTGACCGTCTCGACGCCCGTGAAGTTGATCGACAGGCTCTCACTGGTCAGGTCCGAATCGAATGGCATGTTCGACTGCAGGATCATCTGGTTGTCGTTCGAGATGTCCGCCGCGCGTTCAGCGCCGCCGTCCTCGGTCACGGCACCGATCAGATGGAATCCCTCGTTGGGCTCGGGATTCGTGATCCAGTCACCGTCCACCAGGATGTGCGCGAACAGGTCGTCACGCGGGGTGCCGTCCTGCGCGAACGGGGACCAGTTCCTCGTCGGGGGGGAACCGGCAGCCCAGGGACTGATGTTGGTGTCAGCCCCACGGTTGGAGCGGATCAGGATCGCGGCCAGCCCGCCGCGGGTGTTGAAGCGGGAGTCGACATCGCCGAACCCTCCTGCCCGCCACGAGGTGCCTGTTGCCGGAATGGCCATTGTGGACTCCCTTTCTTCACGCTGAATACTATGCTATCGGCTCGTCGATCTAGTCATAAGTCTGCCCGAATTGGTACCGCGCCGTGTACCGGATGATGGTGTCGCTCCCGAACTCCAACCTCCGTGGTGATTCAAAGACCTTCATCCAATCAAGCGTTGCGTCGATCTCAAGGTTGCGTCCGAGCAGCAACATTCGGCGATGCACTGCATCTTTGACGTCGCGCGCTGCAACTTCGCCATCGACTTTGTCGCACAAAATGTCCACCTGGACGAGGTGATCCGCCGTGGATTCGTCGATACTTTCGATGCCCTTGATCATCTGGATGAGGCAGAACGGCAGCGGGTCGCCGGGCCGGCGCACGTTCGCAGTCCGGTACAGATCCTCCAGCCAGCCGACGACGAGGGTCTCAGCGTCGAACGGGCCGAAGTCCGCGATCTCCGTCATCCGCGCTCCCTGATCCGGCGGCGTGCCTTCTTACTCTTGGGCAGCTTCGCGGTTGTCGCGTTGTAGTCCATCTCGACGCGCGCAGCGAAAGCGTAGATCGGGGTCGGGGTGTTCCACCCGAAGTGCAGAATCCCCTGGGGGTCAACCCAGTGGCCGCCCGCGTTGGGTGGGTCCGGATAGTTCGGGGCGTCGTCGGGCCCGGTGCCGTACTCCAGAAAGTGCGCCTTGTTGTCGTAGGTGACGACCCGGCTGTGCGCCCAGAACCGGCCGCCGATCTTCGTGCCGGACGCGTCGAGGGTGCCCGCGGGGTGACGGCCCTTCTGCGTTTCGCGGTGGATGGACTCCACGTACTCGCCGGTCGCATACCCCTGGTCGAGGTCCATCGTGGCCATCCGTTGCCAGCTCCGCACAACGTCATCGGCGACTTCGGCCGAGATGTCGTAGACGTCGTCGTCAGCCGACAGCTTCATCTCCAGCTCGTTCATCAGCTGGTGCCGGTTCACCGCCATCGGGGGCCACCTCCTCGGTTGGGGTCTCGGTCACGGGGGCCTCGACCTCGGGAGTCTCCTGCTTGGTGTCCGGTTTCCGGACACTACTCGCGACACCCGCACGGACGACGAGACCTTTCAGCTTCGCGGCCTGCTCCGAAGTCAGCGACACCACCTGACCCGGCCTCTTGTACCTGAAGCCCGACCCGACAGGGACGTAGCACTGCTCGATGACCTCATATTTCCGCACGCTGAACTCCCTATCCGGTGTGTCGCTTTGAGAATATTGTCGCCTTGAACGGCCCCGTGAAATCGTCGTAAGGCTTCAGGCCGCCCACGATCGCGTACTGGATGCCATCGACCCTGATCACATCGTCGGGCTGCGTCGTCATCAGCTGCGCCACCAACGCCGGAGCGTACTCGCCGATCGGGATGGTCGTCTTCCACAACTCCGTGGAGATGTCGAACGCCAACTCGGCGGTCTCCCTGAAAGTGAGCGGCCGGTGACGGCAGCCCGGCGCGGTGATCAGCGTCTCGACCTGCTGATAGTTGCCCAACTCGTCCTTGAATGGCCCATCGGAGTAGGACACCAACGTCACCACGGAACGACCGAACGGCATGACTACCTCGGCATCACTACGAAATGCTCAAGAAGAGCTTCGGCGGTGGCCTCGTCGCAGCCCACCTCCGCCATCACCGTGGAAACACTGGCCTGACGGAACGCCGAGAAGTCGGGCTTCACCTGAACCATGATCGCCATGAATCCTCCTACAGGAAATCGACTGAGGGCAGACGGTAGTCGTCGAGGATGCTGTTCACCGAGCCCAACGCCGAATCCGCGGAGTCCGCGTACGCGTCGCCCCACCGGTAGGTCACGTCGTCGACTTTCTTCGACAGCAGGTCCAGCTCCCCGCGGCCGGACACCAACACCTGGCTCATCTGGTCGACCATGGTGAGCACGGCGTACCGCCAGTCGGCGGCCTCGGTGTCGGAGTAGCCGTGGGTCATGACCACGTCGTACGCCTGATAGAAGTCCTTCCACCAGCCGTTCGACTTCTTCCGCACACACACCGGGCGCTCCAACGCGCCGGGTGGCCCGCCCGCCGAGGACCGCACCGTCGACAGATCGACGGTCACCCCATCCTCGGTCAGGCTGGTCAACGTGATCAGCTTGCGGGTCGGCAGCATGAGGATGCGACTGCCTGGCCCGTCGAGAGTTACGGCGTCGTCGGTGACCACAGGGTTCACCGACCAGCCGCAATACCTTCGCGCTGTACGTAGGGCGGCCGCGAGCATCCGCTGAACCTCAGTGTCGCTGGCGAGCAGCCTGCCTCGCGTGAACGCCTCGACGTCAGCGGCTGCCAACTCGGCCATCGGACCCCTACGTCTTGGTTGCGGGCTTCGGTGGTGTGGGCTTGGCCGCCGCGTCAGCCGCCTTGGCCGCAACCTCAGCGTTCTGGGCTTTGGCCTCGTCGTCGGCCTTGGCTGCAGCGTCGTCGTCGGCCTTGGCGTCATCAGCCTTGGCGTCGGTCTTCGCTGCACCCTTGCGCTTGTGCGCGGCCTGCAGTCGGGCCCACTCCGCGTGGTTCATGGACCCGACTGCTACCAGCTCACCACTCTGATTGGTGAAGACCTGCATCAGAGTTACGACCCGATCAGCGGAACGATGGCGTCCTCGTTCACGACCAGCGTCGAGAAGTACCCGGCGTAGGCCACCTGCAGGCCGAACACCGAAGGCTCCACGACCTGCAGCGTTCCGACGCGCTGCTCGAAGCACTCCAGTGCCGAGGTCGAGAACAGGAACGCGTCACCCGCGCCGAGCGAAGCGGACATGAGCACCGGGATACCGGAGATCTGGCCCATGACGCCCTGCCCGAAACGACCCGCTTCGAGGCCGAGGGACTGCGAGTCCCGCGGGTTCACCGGCGCGAACAGCGGACCGAAGTCGCCGAGCACGTCCGGTGCGATCGCCAGGACCAGGCGGCCCATGCCCTGCACCGCGGTGTACACGGAGCCGGCGGCAGCCCAGATCGCCGAAGACACCGAGTCGGCGGTGGGGGTGCCGTAGCCCACGGCGGGAGTCGTGGTCGCTGCCAACGCGGCACCGACCAGGGCTTCCGTCTCGATGGCGTACTGCTGGCCGAGACCGTTGACGACCAGGTCCAGCGCCGACGGCGAGGAGAAGTCGATCGCCTGCCGCGACACGTTCACGTAGCCACCGAGGGTCTTCGCGTTGACGGTCAGCCGGTTGATGATCATCTTCTGGCTGTCCAGCTCGGACTTCTCGTCGGCGGCCAAACCGTTGGTGCCCTGCAGGCCGACCGACGGGTGCTGGGTGACAACGGGACGGTAGAACGTCGCGTTGTTCAGCGGCATCGTTCCCAGCATCGACACCAGCGGGCGTGCCGCGTCGATGAAGTCGATGACCGGCCCGACGATCGGGTCGGGGATGACGCCGAGCGAATCGCTGGTGCGCTGGTGGTCGGCGGCGCGGCTGTACACCTCGAGCCGGTCCTGCGCGGCCTGGCTGCCCTGCGCGCTGTTCCACATGTCGAGCATGTACTCGCCAGCGGAGCGGTATTCGACGTCGCCGGACTCGGGCTTGCCCTTCATCACGGCGATGGCCTGGTCTACCGCGCGGCCCTTGCTGCGGGTTTCGAAGGCGATGCGGTTGACCTCTTGGGCCTGCTCCATCTGGCCCTTGATGACCTCCATGCGACCCCGGCACTCGGCGACCATCTCGCCTTCTTCGGAGTTGATGTCGCGGTTCGAGGCGTTGGCCCGGTCGTAAACACCGCGGACGAGGGACTCCTTCTCGCGGAGTTCCGTCTCAAGGCGGCGGATGTATTCGTCAGACGAGGTTGCATTGGACTGTGCCATCGGGCTCTCCTAGCCGATTCGGGTTTGCTATTTTCAGCAGCCCTCTCGGCTAGCGAGACCGGGTATCCGGTCGGCCCTCTCGGCCAGCGAGATCGTCAGTCGATCTTGAGGTCTCAGATTAGCACCATATCGGAGATAGACTGCCGATATGACTGCACCCGCGCCAGCCGCCGCCAGGGCTACCGCCAACAGCGCCGTCCGGAATCCGGACACCCAAGGCCCGCAGCCCCGCTCGGTCACCGGGGTCACCGGCCGGCCCCGCCCGTTCGGCGAGCCGACACCGCCGGATCATCGAACGACAGCGCTGCAGTCGGCGGTCGCGGTGCTGCGGGGGAAGCCGCAAGTCAAAACCAACGACGTGCTGGAAATGGCGGAGGCGTTCCACGACTTCCTGAAGAAGGGCAAGTCGTGATCGCCTACGGCGTTGCCGTCGCCACCGGGGTTGTGCTCGGCGTCGCCGCCCTGGTCGTGGTGGGGCTCGTCGTTTCGGAGCTCAGCGACCGCAGCATCGTCGGTGCGTTCGGCGACTAGCGTCCACCCAGGATGCCGGACCAGCCGACGAGCACCAAAAACGCGACGAGCAGGCCGATGAACAGCAGGCCCTCCACGGCTACGCCTCTTTGGTGCGGACCTGCTCGGAAGCCCACTGCAGAATCGGGTCGTTCAAGAACTGGTCCATGAGTGGTGTCGCCGTGTGTTCGATCGGCTCAGCTTCCAGCACACCGTCGGAGCGCATCGCCAGAATCTTCGCGCCCTCGTAGGCGGGCTGCCCGACGAACGCCAGATGATCCAAGAAAGCCCGGTTCACGCGGCGAACCTTCTTGTACCGGTCGAGTTCCTGGTCGAACTTCGGGTTCTTGATCATGAATCCGATACTCGGCCACAGTGCTTCGTCGGCGGCCAGCTCCAGCGTCTCGTCGCCCTGCGGGGTGCGGCTGATCTTCACCTCGCTGACCAGGCCCGCCTCCCGATACGGGTCGGAGGAGACGACACGACCGACGAGGCGGCCACCATCATGGTTGGGGGCTGGGATTTCCAGCGCGGCCGTCGCCGGGATTTTGCGGGGCTGGCTCTCGATGCCCTTGAAAGCGCTGCGGGAGAAGACTTCGCTCCACACTTCCCGCTGGAACGGGACCTGGGTGGCCTGCTCGTAGGGCACGGCCAGGACGGTGATGGTCCGCTGGCTGAAATCCACATTGTCGATGCGGACCCCCTCGGACCGGGTTTCCACCGCGGAAGTCATCCGGTCCCCATCTGCAATCTTGCTATCAGCCATTACCTCTCCCTTGCGAGAATTGTGTTCAGGTTACCGCAGTGCACCCATCTCGCGGCTATACCATGTGCATCATCTTGTCGTGCCAATCTTCGCGCACACCCGTTCGCCACGCCCGACGCTCCGACCTGTTGTAGCGGGTCACCAAGCTGGGATGGTCCGCATGGTCAACGAGACTGGGCCAGCTGTACGCAATCTGATGCCCTCTTCGGCGCGTCCACATCGACAGCGCGCGGTCGAAAGGTTGTTTGCCGGTGGGCAGGTTGTCGACCAGTTCCGTGATCAGATCGCTGCGGACGGCGAGCGCCACCGCGTGCATGATCCGGCCGTGGGTGACGATCCAGTTCGTGTCGAGAACCTCCGCGCGGCGTAGGAAGTTCTCGGTGCGCCGGTCGTCGATGTATCCGCGACCCAGGTACAGCGACACGATCCCTGCGGGCGCTTCGGCGAGCGCGGCGGTGAGCTGGTCGCGGAACCCTTCGACGGGCACGGCGTCGTCTTCGAGGACGAGGCAAAACTGCCCCGGTTGAGGTGCGGCCTCGGCCAGCGCACGCCATGCCGTGGAGTGGTTCCAGGTGCAGCCCCGCGCCTCGGTGTCGATGTTGAGATAATTGGCATCGACCTGCACGGCCAAGTCGGCACCCATCCCTCGGCGGCGCTGGTCGGCAACAACGGCTATGAGCGTTTCGCCGCTCGACGCCGCCTCGCGGAGGCGTTGTATCACGATCGACCTCCTGTCACTGCTTGGCGCCTCGGATCAGCTCCCTGATTCGAGCTGGCGTTTTTGCCTGCTGATACAGCCTGAGCCGTCGCCGGTTGCGGGCGGTTGCGGCACGATCCTCCGCGGAGAGATGAGAGCCTCGACCGCCGGATAGGTGGTACAGGTGGAACGCTGAACCCTCCACCCAGCGGGTGGGCCCAGCGAGGGTATCGAATGCGATTTTCATGATGTCGTCGTCGTACCAGGCACCTGTACAAACTTCGTCGTACCCGCCGACCAGCTCGTAGGTTTCCCTCGACATGATGTTGATGGCGCCGATGCTGCTGCGGTGCCCCTTCACCGGGGTGGCCTGGCAGCCGGCGGGGTCTGCGCCCAGGGAGCGGACGGCGCGGGAATCTTCCTCGGACAGCGCCATGAACCAGGAAAACGGGATGACCAGGCCGGAGGTGGCGGCGGCCATCGCGACGGCGCGGTCGATCTGGCCGTCGCTGATGAGGAGGTCGGATTCGGCGAAGATCAGGATGTCGGCGTCGGTGTCGGCTGCGCCCCGGTTGTAGGCGGCGGACCGGTTGAACTGGTCGGCGCCGCGGCGGCCGTCGCTGACGACCTGCACGGTGTGGCCGTACTCTGCCCACTGGTCGGCGACGCATGTCAGGTTCTGGAATCGCAACGGATCGGTCCCGCGGCAGCGGAACGGGATGATGACGGCGGTCTTCATGACTGGCTGACGCTGTCCGGTTTCCGGACACCGGACAGGTACAGTTCGGCGATCTTCGCGTAACCCTTGCACCAGCTGGTTTCCTGCCTGGCGGTCAGCTTCTGCGGTCCGAAGCCCAGGTGGCCGACAGTGAAGCCGGTCATCACGGATCGGGGGAACAGGTTCGCTGCGCCCTCGTCGCCGACCCGGCTGCCGGGCCGCCATTGCCGGTCGGCGATCCATTCCGGTGAGCGGCGGCCGATCTGGTTGTTGAGCAGGGCGAGCATCCGCCAGTCGAGGCCGATGAAGTTGATCGACAGCCACGTCTCAATCTCGGCGAGCGCGGTGGGTCGGGCCACCAGGTCGCGCCAGTTGTCGAACAGGAACTCGTGGGCAAAAGCGGCGTATTTGTTTGATTCGTGTACATCGAGCAGGGGAATGTCCAATATCCGGAACTGCTTCCACAGCTCCGGCATGAACTCAGTGCAGGCCCCGTTGTTGACGACCTCCGCCGACAGGATGCGCTCGGGGTTCAGTTCGACCTGGTCGACGAACTCGCCGAACTTGTCGGTATCGATGAACACGACATCGTCGTCGATCTTCACGAACAGGTGATCCTGGTACTGGCG